AACGCCTGACCGATTATGAGTCGGTCAATGTTCAGTGTGCGTGTGGTGGCAACGCTACACGCGTAATTAGCGCTCCTAAGTTCAACTTGGAGGGATGGTCTGGGCACTTTCCGTCAGCACATGCGCGGTTTGAGCACAGACACACCGAGAAGTTGAACGCAGAGCGCAAAGCCAACTCATAAGCGTGAGCGCCGAGTTGAATCTCCTACAACCAGATTGGCAGGAACCATTTATGTTGATTGACGAAGAACAGAACCCGCCCAGCGAAATCGAAGCTGAAGAGACCAAAGCGCCAGATCTTCCGGAGAAATACCGGGCCAAAAGTCTGGAAGAGGTCATTCGCATGCACCAAGAGGCTGAAAAGCTGATTGGCAAACAGGCCCAGGAAGTGGGCGAAGTGCGAAAGCTCGCCGATGAGCTGCTAAAGCAGAGTCTCAGTTCTAAGCAACAACCGAGTCAGATTGAGGAAGAGCCAGAGGTAGATTTCTTTGAGAATCCCCAGAAGGCTGTTCAAAAGACCGTAGACAAGCATCCCGATGTGTTGGCGGCGCGTCAAGCTGCTGCTGATTTCCGACGGATGCAAACGCAGCAAAAGCTCGCGCAAGAGCACCCCGACTACGCTCAGTTGGTCCAAGACCCTGAGTTTGCAGCCTGGGTCAAGGGCTCGCCCGTTCGGGTGGGCCTGTATGCGAAGGCTGATTCTGAGTTTGACTTTGATTCGGCGAATGAACTGCTCTCGACCTACAAGCAAATCCGTGGTGTGAAGGCCAAGGCAACCGAGGACGCTGGAGAAGCGACTCGCAAGCAGAACCTGAAAACCGCGCAAGTTGATGTGGGTGGATCTGGCGAAAGCTCAAAGCGCGTCTACCGCCGCGCCGACCTCATCCGGCTAAAGATGACCGACCCAGGCCGCTACGAAATGCTCAGTGACGAGATCATGAAGGCATACGCAGAGGGCCGGGTCAAGTAACACCTTTCTTTTTTGGAGATTTGAATCATGGCAAACACCGCCTTTTCCCCGACTAATAGTGTCACTACCACTTCCGCAGCGAACTTCATTCCGGAAATCTGGAGTGATGAAATCATTGCCGCCTACAAGAAGAACCTCGTTCTGGCGAACCTCGTCAAGCGCATGAACTTCAAGGGCAAGAAGGGTGACACGGTTAACATCCCGTCGCCCGCTCGTGGCAATGCCTCGGCCAAGGCTGCAACCGATGCCGTTACTCTGATCGCAGAGAGCGACACCAACATTCAAGTGCTGATCAACAAGCACTATGAGTACAGCCGCCTGATCGAGGACATCGTTGAAGTGCAAGCCCTGACCAGCCTGCGTTCTTTCTACACGGAAGACGCCGGTTACGCCCTGGCTCGTCGCATCGACACCGATCTGGTTCAGCTGGGCCGCGCTTTCAACGGCGCAACCGTTGGCACCGACGACTACGCTACCTCTGCTGCCAGCACCAAGGCTTTCATCGGCTCTGATGGCACCACCGCCTACAACAGCTCGACCTCCAACGCTGCTGCTCTGACCGATGCCGCGATCCGTCGCACCATCCAGCGCCTGGACGACAACGACGTTCCTATGGACGGCCGTTTCTTCCTGATCCCCCCGTCCAGCCGCAACACCCTGATGGGTCTGGCCCGCTACACCGAGCAGGCCTTCATCGGCAACGGCGATGCGATCCGTAACGGCGAAATCGGTCAGCTGTACGGTATGGCTGTGTTCGCTTCTTCCAACGCCGACACCGGCGCTGGCAACAGCGGCGCGGACCGCATCTGCCTGATGGGCCACCGCGATGCGATGGTGCTGATCGAGCAACTGGGCATCCGTTCGCAGACTCAGTACAAGCAGGAATACCTCGGTACCCTGTTCACGGCTGACACCCTGTACGGCGTGAAGGCTCTGCGTACTAACGCGACCAGCACCGCTTCGAACGCTTCTGCCGCCTTCGCTCTGGCCGTCCCGGCCTAATGAACTGCCCCCTGGCCACAAGCCGGGGGGTGTCTTTTTAAGGAGATTGATATGGCTGCTGCATCCGCTGTTGTTTCCCGTCGCGGGAATGACCAGTTCCGGGGCATCTTTTCGGATACCTGGGCTGTTACCTGCACCCTGAACTCGGCCTCCGTGGCTGATCAGGGCGCTGCCACCGATACCGTGGCCGTTCCGGGCGTTGCCCTGGGCGACATGGTGATCGGCATGTCCGCTGGCGTTGACGAGGCTGGCCTCGTTCGCCGCGCTTACGTCTCGGCGGCTAACACCGTCACCATTGCTACCACCAACACCACTGGCGGCGCTGTCGATCTCGCATCGACAACCGTCAAGCTGGTCGTGGCCCGCATGGTGTAAACCGCAGGGGGCCTAGCGCCCCCTGTTTTCTAAGGATTCACAATGGCTACGTTTCGCTGCCTCCAGAGTGGGAATACGGTGACGTTCACTCTCCAGCACGACATCGATTCCATGCGAGGTCATGCAGGCTATGTGCGCGTTGATGAAGAAGCGCCCCTCCTAGACCTCAACGCTCAGCGCGTAGACACCCCGTTTACCGCACCGCAACAACCGGCCCGCCCTCGCGGACGCCCCCGTAAAGAATTTACCCTTTAAGGATTAATCATGTACGGGAAAGCACCCAAAATGTCCAAGCCCAAGGCCCCGGCCAAGAAGCCGATGGCCCCCAAACTCCCCGTCCGTGGTCAGCGCACCATGACCAACAAGATGAACGCGGGTAAGAAAAAATGAAGAAGCCCACCAAAGCCGAAAAGAAGATCAGCAAGGTCATGCGCGAGTACAAGGCCGGTGAGCTTCATTCCGGCAAAGGTGGGCCGGTGGTCAAATCCCAGAAGCAAGCGGTGGCCATTGCGCTGTCGCAGGCTGGAAAGGCGAAGAAGAAATGAAACCCGGTCTTTACGCAAACATCCGAGCTAAGCAAGCCCGTATCAAGGCTGGCTCTGGCGAGAAGATGAACAAAGTCGGCTCCAAGGCCGCGCCCACTGACGCGGACTTCAAAAAGGCCGCAAAAACGGCCAAAAAGCCTACAAAGCGATGAGCAAAACGGCCACCCACTACCTGCCCAACGGCAAGCCCTACACTGGCCCGGTTCACAAGGAAGGCGGGGTCTTGATGACGGGCGCAAAGCACACGCCCAAGAGCCGCAACCTTACGCACACCCCGCCTAAGAAAGCCAAAAAATGAAAACACCCGCTTGGCAACGCAAAGAAGGAAAATCCCCTTCTGGCGGCTTGAACGCCAAGGGGCGATCATCCTATAATGCTGCTACCGGGGGCAGTCTAAAAGCCCCGGTGAAGTCGGGCGACAACCCTCGTAGGGCCTCCTTCTTAGCGCGTATGGGCAATATGCCTGGGCCGGAGTACAAGGATGGCGAGCCGACTCGACTTCTCTTGTCCTTGAAGGCTTGGGGCGCATCGTCCAAAGCAGACGCCAAAGCGAAGGCTAAGGCGATCTCGGCAAGGAACAAGAAATGACCTACCTTGAGATGATCAATGACGTTCTCACGCGACTGCGTGAGACGACCGTCTCTACGGCCAACGAGACGACTTATTCCGCGCTGATCGGCAAGTTTGTCAACGATGCCAAGCGTCAAGTCGAGGACGCCTATACCTGGAACTCGCTGGAGCAGGTCATCCAGGTCAACACGGTGGCCAACACCTACGTCTACTCGCTCACTGGCGCTGGCCAGAAGTTCCGTCTGGAAGATGCGATCAACGTCACCTCTAACGTGACGCTTAAGAACATCGCCTATGAGTGGATGAACCGCCGCCAGAACTTTGCAACGCCCGTCTACGGCATCCCCTCGGAGTTCATCTTCGACGGTGTGGATGGCAGCGGCGATGCCAAGGTGACGCTGTACTCGCGCCCCGATGGCGTCTACAACCTGCAATTTACGCTCAACATCCCCCAGGCAGCTCTGACCTCTGACAGCACATCTGTTCTGGTGCCTGATGTGCTGGTCGTGCAAAACGCCTATGCCCGCGCTCTGGCCGAGCGGGGCGAGGACGGTGGCTTTACCTCTTCGGAAGCCTACCAACTGTATCGCCTGATGCTGTCGGACTACATCGCCTTGGAGGCGACCCGTTTCCCCGATTACGACGCTTTTGAAGCAGTATGAGCGAGCCAATCTCCACCTACAGCATTTCAGCCCCCGGCTTTTACGGGCTGAATACTCAAGACTCGCCTCTTGATTTGAATGCTGGCTTTGCGCTGGTGGCTAACAACTGCATCATCGATCAGTATGGCCGCATCGGTTCGCGCAAAGGGTGGACTCGCGTTAACAGCTCCTCGGGCAACCTGGGCGCTAACAACGTCGGTGTGATCCATGAGCTGGTGCAAACGGATGGCACGACGACCGTGCTGTTCGCAGGCAACAACAAGCTGTTCAAACTCGACGGCTCAAACGCTGTCTCCGAGTTGACCTACGGGGGAGGGGGTACGGCCCCAACGATCACCGCGAGCAACTGGTCTTGCGCGTCCCTTAACGGCATCACCTACTTCTTCCAAGAAGCCCACGATCCGCTGATCTTTGACCCAGCAGTGAGCACCACGACCTATCGCCGCGTGAGCGAGAAGTCTGGCTATGCTGGCACGGTGCCGTCTGGCAATATCGTCATCTCGGCCTATGGTCGTCTGTGGGTTGCTGATACCGCATCTGACAACACGACGGTGTCGTTTTCCGACATTCTGGCTGGCCACATTTGGACTGGTGGAACGTCTGGCACGCTGGACATTAACCGCGTGTGGCCTAGCGGCGCTGACAACATTGCTGGTCTGGCGGCGCACAACAACTTCCTGATCATCTTCGGCTCGCGCCAGATTCTGGTCTACTCCAACGCCACCACGCCTGCGTCGATCACGCTGTACGACACGGTGGGCGGCATTGGCTGCATTGCCCGCGACTCGATCCAGAACACCGGCAAGGATGTGCTGTTCCTGTCGAACTCGGGCGTGCGCTCGTTTGCCAGGACGATTGTGGAGAAGTCAGCCCCGCTGGGTGACTTGTCCAAAAACGTGCGAAGCGACCTGATGAACATCATCAGTGGCGAGACGCTGGCGAACGTCAAATCGGTGTATTCGGAGAAGGAAGCCTTCTATCTGCTGACGCTGTCGTCGGTCAAAGAGGTCTATTGCTTTGACACCCGCGTGCAGTTGCAAGATGGCGCATTCCGCGTCACGACCTGGGACTCTATCGAGCCGACGGCCTTGTTCGCTCGCAAGAACGGCGATGTGCTTATTGGCAAGAACGGCTATATCGGCAAGTACTTCGGATACCAAGACTATCAGTCTGCGTATCGGATGCAGTACTTCACCAACCACGCTGACCTGGGCAACCAGAACGTCACTTCGATCCTGAAGCGCCTGAAGGTCATCGTGATCGGTGGCTCTAACCAGTTCGTGACGGCCAAGTGGGGCTTTGACTTTTCGGCCAACTACCTGTCGTCCAACATGGCGATTCCGACGCAGGGCGAGTCGGAGTACGGCATTGCTGAGTACGGCGCTAACGGCGTTCCGGTGGCTCAATACTCAGACGGCGTGGCGCTCCAGCAGCTTCAAACACCCGCCAGCGG